TTCACAATGACATGAGCAAGGGGGAAGATGCTCTGCTTCTTTAGGTCTACATCAAAAATATCCCCGAAGGTAACCGAGCTAATTAGCTGGTGGTTACTCAGGTATGTGTTGACCTTTTCAAGGACTAGGTATAAATTTCTCATTGCTTACGAGTTGCTTTTTCTAGTTGCTGGCGTTCAATATCACTTTTCTCTTTTTCATAGGTGGCGTGAGTGAAAGCGAAAGAGAGGTTAAGTTTGCTAATCTCTTCAAACCGAGTAGCATCTCCGTTGGCAAGTGCGTAGAAGAGGTGATACCACCCCCACCGTTTAGAAAATCCCCCCATTGCAGAGAGGTCGCTTCCGACTTCATCTCCCTCTGCATAGATACTAGGGTAGCCTTGCACAATTCCGTTCCTAAACGGTAAATAAAATTTACTGCACCAAATACCACACTCAAGGGCAAGCTCTTCATGCTATCCGAATACTTGGCAGTGCCTTCGTAGTCTTCAATGTTATAGAGCTGCCCAAACTTATTTGTGACGGGTCGGTACATTACCGCCATCACTTTGTGCATATTGGCCCAGTCACCCATATTGTCCTCTATGTCCGTGTACTCGCCTAAGCTTATATCGTCAAGGCTAGGAATAAATCCATACTCCTTGCCATTGAGCTTCACACGATTCTTGAAGCTGGGGCTATCTGAAATAATTGCCCCCAAGTGGGAGGCTATCTCCGTAATAGCAGTGACCTTCAGCATAGAGACCTCTTTAAGGGTAATCCCACACATAATCTCAATAAGCTTGAGAGTGCGGAACTCTTCGTCCCCCTCTATAGTCAGCCACTTTTGGTACTGGCCTAGAGTAATCTCTTCTAACGATTCGGGTATGTTTACCTTAACTTTCACGACTAAATAACTCTAGTTTTGTGGTTCGTATTCCAGCCACACCTTTTTAAGCTCATCAATCATTTGCTGCCAGCGTTTAGGGGAGCAAGTACAAGGCTTCCATAGCTTGTGATTAAAAATGCGAGCATGGATAGTAGCTATTTGGTCTTGGGCCTCTGGGGTCAAGCTCTTGGTAGCAGTAGCGTAGTAAGTGGTGAGCCAGTCATATTCGCTTTTCTCTAGGCATTCTACTCGGCTATACTGAAGCAGCTTGTTTAGCTTTTCCTTTCTAGCCTCACAACCGCAGTCAATACCCGTAGCTTCAGCAAACCAATCTACCGCAGCTTTGATTCCCGTAGCAGTGGTGATTTGCTCAATGGTATCACCAAGCCCTTTCGCCCGCTTCCTTGTACGAGTCGTAGGCTTCTTTGCAGTTTGTTTGGATTCTTTCTTTTCCATTTTTGATAGTGTTAAAAATTGAACGGAGGGATATTTTAGTTTCCTTAGACAAGTCCCTCATACTCATCTCGGTTTGTACATAGATGCTAAAAAGCTTTTCATCATACCAGTGCCAGCTCTTTACCTCTTTCCAAATCTCTTCTACTAGCTCTTGCATCTCTTCCTCTTGGCTGGGGTAGTGTTCTCCGTAGGTGTCTTTGGGGGCTTGGTTAAAAAACTCTATTCTCTTTTTGGCTTTGGTATAGTCTACCCATAGGTTTCTAAGAGTCACATAAACAAAGAAGGTATTTACCTCATCCTTGTACATTATTTTCTCAGGGTCTATTGAATACCTATCTAGCCGTAGGTACATCTCTTGTACAAAGTCTTCGGCTATGGCTTCAGGGCAGCCAAAGCTCTTGACCATTTTAACCCAGTCCTTATGTTTGGTGGCAAGTAGTTCTAGCAGTTTCATTGTTATAAATGTACCGATTTCCAGCAAAAAAAGAGCCACCCCTAAAAAGAGATGGCTCAGCCGTGCAGAATGTTCAACCAAAACTCACTAATAGCGCAGCACGGCTTATCGTATGGCATAACGCCCGTAGTTAGGTCTAGAAAGTCGGTTAAAGGTAGCGTATCTCATTGCATCTACCAAGTGGTTAAAAGCATCTATTGGGCGGTTCAATAGGTTTCCGTTTTTGTCCTCTTGCCACTTATAGTTTTGCAGCTCCTTTGTTAGGTTGGGGCTACCCTTGACAATGTGCAGCTTGTGCCTCTTTAGTATGTCTATTCCAGCCATAACTGAGTCAGCACCCTTTGCAGTGGGTTTGATATTCCAGCCCATGCGGTGTAGCTCTTCAATACTTTTAGGTTCTGCTGAGTCTGCCCAAATCTCATCATAGCGGGTAAGCCCTAACTCGGAAAGCTTTTGGCTTATGTCTGAATTAGTTAGGTTCGTATGGTATAGCAGCTCTTGGAGGTATAGATTATCCCCCTCCTTGTAGACCTTAACGATAGCAGTGGGGTCATTGGTAAAACCAAAGTCAAGCCCATAGGCTACCACCTGACCCTTCGGCTCATCAGCTACACTAAATTGGAAAATCGTAGCTCTGCTGCTACCCCTCTCCCCCAAGCCATAGATACGCCAATAGTCCTCATCCGTGTCCCTCAATCTTTCAATCTCTTCCCTAATTACTGGGTCTAGAAATTTATTGTCCTTGTAAGTGGTTTGGTAAAAGTCAGCATCGTCCCTAGTAATTACTTTGTCATAAATCCAGTGGAAAGAATCAGAGGGGTTATAGTCCAGTATAATCTTGCCATCCGTTCTAAAAACGAGCTGCTGCCAGTCCTCAAAAAATAGTTCGTTGGCCTCATTGATAAAAAGTAGGTTACGCTTTCTACCTCTAATTTTTTGGGGCTGGTCTAGAGAGATAAACTCCACAAGGTTTCCATTGAGGTAATACTCATGGCTTGACTTGTTGTGCATCTCTTCATAATAAATATCTTGGATTCTCAGAATATCAAAAAAGTCCCTCATCACTGAGGCCCTAAGCGAGGGGAAGGTCTTACGGCATATTGTAATAACCTTATCCGACTCCTTGTAGCTATATTCAAAAATTATCCACATCAAGATATTATAGGTCTTACCTGAGCGAGTACCCCCTTGCTCTATGGTAATCCTTTTATCGCTCCTTTGAAGGTGCTTAAAGACTTTATTCGTCTGAATCTTCGTCATCTAATATCTCAATCTGAAACACCTTATCGCCCACCTTCTGAACCTCTTGGCGTTCTACATATCCCCTCTTCTTGCCTTTAGTCTTCAGGTAGAATATAGTCGCGGTAGAGTTGCCCTCTCCTATTTGTTTGTGCAGTTGGCTCTCTGCAAAGTCTAGGGCTACATCTTGCAGCTCATCCACTGCCAGCTTAAAGTCAGGGTCATTTTTGTAATACTCATAAAAGGTAGTTCTACCTATCCCAGCTTTTTTACAAGCAGTAGTTACTACCCCTAGAGATTTCTCTAAAGCTTCCAGCAATGCTTTTTTAGTATGTTCAGCTTTGTTCGGCATATTATCTTATATTTGTTTTGCGAGGGTAGTGTAATGGTTGCACACTTGGTATTCCAATCAAGAAGTGGCGTTCAAATCGACCTCCTCGCTCAAATTAGCCCTCCTCTCTTGGAGGGTTATTTTTTCCCCTTTATACATACCCGCCCCAAGTTCATCTATTTTTTCAAATGATATAACCTCTGAATTTATTACGCAAGATTTGTCAATTAAATAAAGGTACTTTAATTGGAAGCCATTTAAAAGCTCAACCTCGTATCCTCTTTCTTTCAATTTAGGTATATCGCTTTTCTTTAAGAAAGAACTGGTTAAACCCATATCGTATGTTTTCTTGATATGTGCAACCTCTCCGTTTATTTTACATATTCCAGCATTTGAAGCAATTCCAACCAACTTGAACCCACTGGCTCTGTAAATTGTTCCATCACCACATTGAGTACCATCCGCAAAACTAATTATCCACTTTATTTGAGGGGCATTTTTTTTAATAAGCCGAATACTTATAGCTATACACCTACTTTCGCTATACTTTGGCAAATAATCATCAAATGCCATACGGTTTAACTCTATAAACTCATTCCATCCAGTATCTTTTACAAGGTTTATAGTCCCTTTTTTATTTATACTTGGCCCGTAACTTAAAACTCCGTGTAACTTTCCATCAAGAAAAGCACCAAAGTGCAAAGTGCTATTTGGCACAACTTTACCAGAGTAGTGGTGCTTTTTAACGAATTCATTAGCAATTTTGGCTGGAATGACTTTAACTACTATTTCTTTTGCTCTGCCCATTGCATAATAATTAAGTAGAGTGCGTTTCCATTTGAATTCTCGTTACCAAATGTTTCACAGTATTTGTATTCGTCTGTTGTTTTTATATCCGCAATAGCATTCTTTATCTGCTCTGTCTGCTCATTGGAAAGAGTAAAGGTCATTTGTTGGAATGGTGATTTATCGCCATCGGGCAAAGAAAAATCATCGCCAAATTGCTCTGCGTTTAAATCAAAGCCACCAACATCCAAGCCCCATTCCGTCAAAGCATCTACATCCCATTCATTAGCTAGTAAGTCCCAGTCCCATTCTCCGAAGCCCACATTGTCTTTAATGATAAACTCGGCCTTCTGTTCTTCAGTTAGCTGGTCAGCTATTATAATGGGAACTTCCGTCAATCCAGCCGATATACAAGCTTTAAGGCGCATATTCCCTCCAAGCACTACCATATTGCTATCCACCACAATAGGGCGTAGCTCTAGCATTTCAGGGAACTCTTTAATTGATTTTACCAGCTTCTTGAATTTATCATCTTTGATAATTCGGGGGTTGCTGGGGTTAGGTATAACCTTTTTGATTTCTACTTTCATCTTCTAGATAACTTTATTTCGTGTATATGTTGTAGCCACTCCTTATGATGCTTGACATCTCCGTAAGTTATATGGCAATTCCTACAAAGGGCCATTAGGTTTTCTATTGTGTCAGCTTCTTTACTGCCTCCCATACCTCTAGCTTCTATGTGGTGGATGTCTAC